GTAAAAACAAGTGTGGATACCAATATCGTAGGCGCACAGCAGACTGTGACCAGCAGTATGAAAACTGCAGGAGACTCTGTGGATAAAGAATCCAAGGATATGAAGAAAGCAGCGGAAGAAAATCTTCCAGGTGTTGCCGGGGCAGTGGAGACGGCATTTTCTGATGTGGATCAGACGACAGTAACAAAATGGGGCAGTTCCTCTGCCGAGGTAAAGAAAAATCTTGACCATATGAAGCAGACTGCCGCGAAAAAGCTTGCTGAAATGACAGAAACGGTCCGCAGTTATTCTCAGTCCATGTACAATATTATGACTAAGAAATGGGAATCCATAGCAAAACGCGTGGGACAGATCATAGCGGAAATGAATTCAAAGCAGATCAACCCGAAGCTGGGAAGCGCGGTAAATATTGTACAGTCAAGATGGCAGCAGGCGGCGACCAAAACAGAACAGATGTGGAGCAGGATCAGCAGGACTGTGGCCAACTCCATAGCAGGAATGACAAGAAGGATACAAAATGAAATGAATTCCATGATCAGTACCATTAATTATGGAATTTCCAATATCAATTATTCCATTTCAGGAATTGAAGCGGCTATGAACTTTGGTCCCTGGGAAGTGCCTACTGCAACCGGAAGCCGTATCATTGGATTCCATGCATCTTTTCCACGTGTGCCAAATGTCCCGTATCTGGCATCTGGTGCAGTGATTCCGCCACGATCGGAATTTCTGGCAGTGCTTGGGGATCAGAAAAGCGGAAATAATATCGAAGCGCCGGAAAGCCTGTTGAGAAAGATTGTCCGGGAGGAATCCGGAACGGCTCCAGGTGGTGGACAGTACAGATTCACGGCACAGCTTAACCGCAGGACCATTTTTGATGAGGTCATTGAAGAAGCAAAACTGAGAAGAGATCTGAACGGACGAAATCCGTTTTTACTGACATAGGAGGCAGGATATGACACAGGAAATCAAAATGAATGGGACGGTAATCTGGCAGCCGGACAAAGATATGGGGTACAGCTTTGAGACTACATACACAGAAGGCAGTACCCGTTCCCAGGCAGGCGAGGGGCATTTTACCCCGATGTTTACCGTAGAGCAGTACAGCTATAAGGCATCCAACATACCGGTTGAAGAGGCAACGAAGATTCTTCGTATCATTGCAAAAGGCGCCACTTTTACCCTGCATCATTTCAGCCTGTATCACGGAACATGGAGAGATGATCCATTTTATGTAGGAAAAAGCGGAAATATCTCCATCGGGTGTTTATCGGATGACGGGATGTATCTGAAAGAGCTATCTTTTAATATGACGGGGAAGAGTAAATTATGATCCATGTAAGCAGTGAATTTAAAGAAATTATGATGCAGCGGCAGGATTTTAAAGAAAATGCCGAGGTTACATTCTCTGACGGTACGGTCCTTCATCTGGAAGAGAAAGATTTTTCCATAACCAATAATAGCGTGGTAGATTCGGCAGACGCAAACGCCGTCCCCATCGGGGCGGCAATCTGTCGGAATATCCAGATGGAGCTTCTGAACGAGGATGACCATCTGGAAAAATATGATTTTTATGGCGCCAGGATAAGGCTGTATCTGACTTTTCAGTTATCAGATACAATAGAAAAGATTGAGTTTGGAACCTTTACGGTGACAGCACCGGAATGCTATGGAACAACAGTTGTGGTAAATGCATCAGATGATATGTACAAGGCAAATGTAGCGTATTCTACGGATCTTCTGTTTCCGGCAACAGCAGGAGCTGTCTTGCGGGATGCCTGTTCAAGATGCAGCATCCTTATGGGAACCACTTCTTTTTTACATGATGATTTTCAGATCCAGACAAAGCCTTCCGGAGATTATACCTTCCGGCAGGTGATTGGCTATCTTGCCATGATCGCCTGTGGAAACGCCCGCATTAACCGGAGCGGAAAGCTTGAGATCCTGACTTATGATCTGGATTTTACAAGGGAATGCCATAACCTTACAGAGTGGAAGAGCCTGACCATGGACACCAGTGATATCACAATTACAGGTATCCAGACAACCCGGAAGGTGAAAAAAACAGAAGGGGAAAAGGAAACAGAGGTTGAGGAAACCGTGCGTGCCGGTTCGGAAGGATATATGCTGACCGTCAGCAACCCTCTGGCTTCTGGAAATGAGGAAACCCTTGTGTCATGGATCCATGAAAAGATATCAGGAGTGCCTTTCCGGAGGTTTACGGGCGATTACATCACGTATCCACTGGCTGAATTTATGGATCTGGCAAAGATCACGGACTGGCGCGGGAATACTTATAATACCTTTATCACGGATATTGATTTTGTGTTCTTTGGGATCACAACTTTGAAGAACAGTGCGGAATCCGGTATGCGGAATGCCTCGAAGTATGGAAGCGAGGATACCCAGACTAATGTACATCTTCAGGAACTGATTGAGCAGGAGCGTACCGACCGGCAGGAGGCAATTGAAAAGCTGGGGGATTCCCTGAATGCCGGAGGCGGCTTATATGCTACTTACGAAAAACAGCCGGACGGGAGCACAATTACATATCTGCATGATAAACCAACTCTGAAAGAATCCAAAACAGTAATCAAGATCACGGCAGAAGCAATCGGTGTGTCGAATGATGGGGGAAAAAACTATCTGTATGGATTTGTCTTAGACGGAGATATCATTGCAAGAATCCTGTATGCACATGGGATTGACGCGGATTATATCAATACAGGTGCGATTATAGTAAGGGATGCAGAAACAAAAGAAATTATATTTTCTGTAGATATGGATACTGGCAGAGTTGTGATATCCGGAGACATAATCCAGATTGGAGGCCGGCCGATCGGACAGGCTTTAGAGGATGTCAAAGATTATGCCGACAAAAATCTTGCCGATTATGCGGATTCTATATCAAAAGACCTTTCCAGCCTGCAGTCACAGGTAGACGGTCAGGTGGAGGACTGGTATTACGACTATGAACCATCCATGCAAAATTATCCTGCATCTCAGTGGACTACCACGGAGGAGAGAAGGAAACATATCGGAGACCGTTTTTTCTGGAAGTCCAAAGGATATGCTTACCGCTTCATGGAGGATAATGGTATCTGGGGCTGGATATTGCTTCAGGATACGGATATCACAAAGGCAATGCAGGCGGCTATGGAAGCACAGGATACCGCTGATGGAAAGCGCAGAACATTTGTTACAACACCTCAGCCGCCTTATGATATCGGGGATTTATGGACAAACGGGGAAGATATTTTAACGGCTACGGTAGCCAGAGACAAGGGTAGTGTATATGTATCATCTGACTGGCGAAAGCTCAATCACTATACAGATGATACAGTGGCAAACCAGGCTTTGGAAGAAGCAAGGAAAGCCCATAATATCGTTATGCAGCTTGATAATGAATATCAGGGGATTCCCTCAGACTGGCAGGGAAATATCACATCATTCCCCACTGTACAGACCACTGCACAGGTGTTTTATGGGCAGCAGGATGTATCGGCAAGTTGCTCTTACTCCACCAATAAATCCAGCGGCATAACCGGAAGATGGGATAACACTCGCCGGACCTATACGGTTACTGGATTAAGTGCCGATACGGGCTGGGTGGATATCACAGCCAATTATCTGGGGATTTTTAATGTAACCAAACGTTTCAATGTGGCAAAGAACAAGGACGGAAAACCCGGAAGAACATATTTTATTGAATTATCGCTTCAGGCATTGAAACGTGGGCAGGATGGACTTTTGACTCCTGATGAAATTACAGTTCATGGATATTAT